ATCGATTCTCATAGTTGCCTTCGATGACGAGCTTCTGAGAAGACTCTTCACGATCAAAGTCGAAGTATGCATGAACATCACCGATGACCTTCGCGATGTATCGATCAGAAGACGGGTTTAGGTTGACGCCGTTGAACTGCTCATTCTGCTGTATCAGTTCCTTCGTTCCTTTGTCGTTATTGACGAATTTTCGAAGTGACACATTGAAGTTAGGATACTTGCTGAGTGGATCCTTTGATATCGTGATGCCGTCAATGGACACCTTGAACTGATTGGAGATGCCAGCCCCGTCGTCTAGACAGTGCAACCTAAACAAATTCTGTGGAACTCCACCGAATTTCTGAGAGATCACCCAAGGTGAAACTGCATGATTGAACCTGTCCTCGAACGACTCGTAATTTGGAACTGAGGCGTCGCCTGTGTTCCTTGCCAATGAAGACGTCACAATGAACGCGCTATGTTCACGACCCATGCCGGCAGCTGCTGTGTCAGCACCGTAAGCATCGCCGAGGATACCAGTTCCTGTGACGACAGCAAGCGTGGGATGAATGTCCCAGTTTGCATAGAGGTAGTGCCCCTTCTCTTGAATCTTGTATGGGTCAGTGTTAAGAGTCAAAGAGAAGTAGTTGTTCGACAAGGGATCAAAAGATCCTGTGATCACTGACGTACCCTTGTGCCCATTCAGCAGCATGACGAATTCCTGCTTCGTGACGCCGCCCTCTGAAAGCGTCACTGTTCCAAGAGCCGAACCTCTTGCCGTGGCGTCAGATCCGATGGTGGTCGTCGTAGGAGCAGCGCTGTTGACAGAAGCTATCGATGACGACAAGCGAATGAGCACGCCTGAGGGCGCCATGACGACGCCCCGGATGATAGGAATCGATCCTGTAACGCCGATTCCAAAAGAACCAGCACCTTGTATTCCTGCCTCACTAAAGAATTTGGAGCCGGCAGATTCCGACATGAAGCATCCCAAGAAGTATAGACGTCCTGGGACTCCATTTTCGACTGCGTATGGGTTGGCTGTCAAAGCGCCTTCCGAATTAGGTAGGTTTTCACCCACCACGAAGCCGGCTGATGTGACCTTACCTGTCGTGGTGTCACGTTGACGACCGTCGCCAGCGCCTAGGACTCGAAGGTATGTGACAGATCTGGCACCTCCTCCGATCCATTCAACGACGGCAAGAGGACCAAATTTCTTGCCGTCAGTTTTTCCAAACTTCGAAAACCAGTCTGACGTGTTGCCGACTGTCACAGGAACGAAAGCCGGACCTTTTAGGGCTGTTCCAACTATTCCTGCCGGAATACCGCTTGGTTGCTGTGTTATTGGTCCTGAGACATCGATCTCTTTTGTCGTGACCCCTGCGCTGCCGAATTTCAGTTGTGCCATTTACATGCTCCCGATTTGTTTCTAACTATGAACTTCAAACGAATTGCACGCCGCTGTTTGTGACGATAAAGTCAATCGCTATGAATTCAACGACACGCGTCGGCACGATGACGATTCTACCATTCAATCGATTCAAGTCGGCGTCTTCCTGAGTGTTGTTGGACTCGTTCATCACGACTTGAAACGCTTCAATTCCTGCTTGGATCTGTATGAGACTCAGCTGGAATGACGCATCTGCCACGAATTGATTTCTAACAGCCAACGTGTTCTGTTCAAACACGATCCTCTCGGCGATGCCCACGATAATTCGCTTGATCTCAAGGAGGAGACGTCTCACATTGATTCTATCAAGTGCCGACTTCTTGATCTGCAACGTCTTTTGACCGTAAATCACGTAACCTAGTCTTGGGAAAGACGCTATTGGATTGATTCGCGATTCATATAGTCTGTCCCTGTCGGACACGTTAAGTCTAACGTCTATGTTCGTCACGAAGTCAAGCGCAGCTCTATTGAAACCTGCGGGGGCAAACCATGGGAATTTTTGGCTGTCATTGAACGCCAACGCTCCCATTGCAGCCACCGATGCAGGAACCTTAACCTTACGATTGTTGGTTGCATCGTTTATGAAAACGTCAGGGTAGTACACCGCAGAGTAGTTGTTGTCGATCGTCCTAGCATCGAAGTTGTTGGTGGTGTAGTTGATATTTGGCTTCTTTGCCGAATCGTCATACAGCCTAGTTCCGTTGTCGTCATATGAAGGAATGTCAGCGACCAAGAGGGCGAGACCATAATCCTTAACCTTTCTCATAGAAGTGTCGACTATGTAGGGCTCTCTGATGCCAGGCATAACGATTATGTTGCTGTTTGAATCCTGTGGATTTGTAGCTATGTCTACGGCAGTCAAGTACGAAGCCACGCCGTTGTTACTTACGTCCTGTCCTGACGGATTGGTAGCGAAACCACTAATGTTATTGCTGGTTGACGCTCCTCCACCGGTCCCGGCATCGAATGAAACTGATTTTTCATTTAGGCGACGAGAGTTTCTTTCTAGGAAGTTTGTACCATCAAAACCTCCAAGCATGAAGTTCGTGAACTTCGCGTACGCTGAGAACCTGTTGAATAGAGGTGCTGAACCTGAAGACAACAAGGTGGCAAAAGTCAATCTTTTGCGACCATTTTCATTCCAAGTGTAGTTGGATGAATCAAGTGTGGCATTTCTAATGTAAGCCGCCTGCCTCATGTGCGTGTTGACAGAACTGGTCAAATCGCTGAAAGACGTGTTGTATAGAGCGACCTTTGACAAAGAAAATTTGTTGTTGTGCATCGTGTCAGACAACGTGCCGGTCATTAGGGCATCCAATTTCTGAATTCCCATAAACTTTGTGTAGGATTCAAGCAGAGAATTCTTCTCGGATGTGACGTTTGGATTTAGGACGTTCGTCGACTCAGGAGTCGACGATGTGCTATCTCTTTCGAATTTCACGCCCCAGTAATAAGCGACGTTCGAGTTCTCAGAAGGACCAGGCTCGCCTGTGAAGTTGTTGGAAGTGGCTATTTCTCCTCTTGTGACCTTAAACCTATACGGAACAGGTGGGAGGAAGGAGCTTGAAAGAGAAGTTCCTGTCGCTGAAGGCGAAAGCGCTAGCCTTGAGTTATTTGCCGACAAGGCTTGTGTAACTTTCGAATTCGGATTCACCTTTAGTAGATTTGGACCTCTAAATCCAAAGGGCAGGGCTGTTTCAGGCACATTGCCGTCGTAGATGGCATTGTTAAGAACGACCCTGACGTATCGTGAGTTGTTTGCGTACTTGCCCGTTGCCACTATTCTCTTTTCAGATGGATTGACAGCGTCGAAGTTGTAGTATGACTTTCTGTCACCTATCAATCGAGCGATGAAATTCTCAGAGTTTGGATTAAGTGAGCAATTGGAGAACTGTTCAATCACCAATGGGCTGACGTCAGAGTCATTCCAGTCTCTGATCTGAACATTGAATGTTCCAAATTTATCGTTGTCATCGGCTGAAGCTTTAACGTTGCTGATAGAAATCTTGTACTGCTTGTTGGCGTCTTCACCATCGTCAAGAGCTTCTATCCTGAATAGGTCATACTCAACATCACCATACGGCTGTGAGATGAAGAATGATGTTGTAGGCGACGTGTACCTCGTATCATACGATCCAAATACTTCTCGATAAGAACGATCACTCTTGCCATTGTTTGAATTGGCGGATGACCCAGAAACGACACCGACGGCTGATTCACAACTTACATAAGCGACGTTTGCATCGACTGCGAAGTCTGCATGAAGATAATGTTGTTCTTGATAGAACTTGTCTGGATCCCTGTTGAGGATCTTGGCAAAGTAGTCTTTGTCGCTTGGATTAAAGGAGGCTGTCAAAACCTTGACTCCGCTGACTCCGTCTCCAATGGAGTACGAAGATCCAAGTGAAGAGGAGATCAAGATCTTGAATTTAGAATTTCCATCTGCCACTGTTGAATCTAGTGTGGAGACGCCGATTGGATTCGCAACCAAGGCCGAACTGGTTAGCACCATGACCCTTGCCGTGTTTGGGGTCATTATGACTCCCCTGACAAGATTGACGCTAGTTGCATTGCCCATCGTGTCATTGTCCACGAAAACAGGCATGCCTATTGTGCCGTTGGTCGTTACGTCGTGTTTCGCAACCAAGAACTGCACCACGCCATTGTTCCTCTTGTCGTTGTCTAGCGCAGTACTGACGGAAGACGCAGACAGGAAGAATCCCGCGTTTTTGACGATTCCATATGATTGCGTGTTTGAAAGATCAGTATCAG